GATATCATCTGGATTAATAGATGAATCAGCTATAATTGATTCAAATAACATATCCAATACTACACCTTTTTTGATTAAGTTCTGAGAAGATAGTATTTCTTCTTCTCTCGCTGTCATATATTTGATTTCTATCTCACCTTTTGAAAGTGGACTATCGGTTGGATAACCTTTACCCTCTGAAGGTAAACTGATTACTTCCGTTGGGAAATCATACGTTTTCTTTTCTGCCATAATAAATAACTCTTATTTGTTTGTATATAAATATATAAAAGTTAAAAAAGTAGAAAAAAAAAGGTTCTCACTAAGAGAACCTTTTAAATCAAAGTATATTTAAAGTATATTTTAGAATTCTAATATTGCGTAATCGTAAGATAACGTTAATGTAATCTCAGCTGGGTCATTAGAAGCCCAATCTAAGTCATTGAATGCTGCTGATGTAATAAATGCACCTTTAAGAGTCCATTGTTCAATCTTATCACCTACAGGTCCTAACATAAAGAAGTTTACATCTTTCTTATAGAAATCTGCGTATCCATCTCTACCAGTAAGGGATTCATGTGATGTTCTCACCCATTCCATTACTTGTTGTGCTCCTGAAGGTACGATTGGGTCATACATAGTAATCTCTACATCTTGCCACTCACCTTTTCCTTTAAGCTTTCTTTTTACATTGATATGGTCTAAAGTTACGGGTTCGAATGAAATCGTAGGTCTGTTAGCCGTTTTTATTAAATATGAATCTATACCATCAATGTTCATGATGAACCTATTTTTCATCTTCGGTTCAAAGTTGGTATAAAACATTTCGTTGAATTCTAATACTTCTGCCATTTTGTTTTCTCCTTTATTATACTAATAAATATATAAATTTCTTTTTTTCAAAATTATGCCGAGAACGATGCTCCAGTTGGTAATATGTTAAAGTCTATTACTATGAATTCAGCCGTTTTCGTAGGTTGTAAGAATATTTGTCCTGCTAAGATATTTCTATCGATAACATCAGGAGTATTATTACTTTCGTCCATTACTACTTTGAATGCGTATAACCCTTGTCTTTGTTGTACACCTTCTAAATAAGGTTGTACAGTGTTAATAAATCTGTTACGAGTTTGAGCGGTGTTTTGTTCAAATACTAAGTAACGAGATGTACTAGCCACAAACTTTTTTACTTTGATTAATAATCTTCTAACATTGATTCTATCTAAAGCGGATGCTTTATCTTGCAATGTCTTTTGTCCAAATGCTACAATACCTTCGCCAGGGAATGAAGCGATTGGATTTACTTTACTTTCATAAAGTGTATCTCTTTCAGCGTGCGTTAATCTGTTTAATACAGAAACTGCTCCTACGATACCACCTCTATTTAAACCAGCAGGTGCGAACCATTCAGCTGCCAACCTATCGTTAGCTGCGAATATACCTGGCATCAATACTGATGGTGGAACTGCTGTTAATTTATTTGTATTAACATCAATTGTTTTAACCCAAGGGTAATAAACACCAGCGTAGTTTGAATCAACTGCTTCAGCTTGTGTTGTAGCTTGTGATATAGTATCGTTTACTGAAGTTACATCTCCAATAAAGAATGCATCTTGTCTAGCTTCTACCATATCTACTACTTTACCAAATACATAAGAGTGTAATCTTCGTACAACACCTGGTGTAGATACTAAGTTGATATCAAAATCATCAGGGTTAGAAATTGCGTTAATTGCTTTAACATATGCAATTGAACCACTAGCAGTAGAAGATGATAAATCATATCCTTGCGAATTTCCAGATGAAATATTTGAACCTAATTGTTTTCTAGTCGTTGGTGAACAACCATCAAATCCACTTTGGAATCCGATAGTAAATTGTCTCTTAGCGATATCTACTGCAGCTGAACCAGTCATTTCATAAGAAAGTGTTGAATCAAATGCGAATATTGAGTTTGAACCTGTTCCAGAGTTATTTGGAATCGGTGCTAAGTAATTGTTGTTATCTATTTTAGTTGTTGCTGTTTCTACATCGATACCAGCAAAGTTCAATTTAGAACTAGCAGTATTACTATCAGAGTTTGTTCTGAATGTTGCCGCTGGAACTATATCATTTTCTGAACCAGTTGCATCTCCACTTACAGCTACAGGATTTAGATACTCAGCGTGTCCAAATGGTGCTGCTGATATTGGGAATGAACCTTCTTCAACACATTCTACATAGATGTGTTTAGAGTTGTTCACATAATCACCTGTTTCAGTCATTTTCCCATTTGCATCTATAGAGATAACTCTATCACCGATTACTTTCTTAATGTAATTAGGTGAAGCTGGGTCTAAATTTAGATTATTGAATGTTTCTAATACATTCTTTCTTTTATCTGTATCACTAAACTTTCTTACTGCAATTGAGAATGTTGCGTAATCTGTAGCTGCTGTTGAACCAGCTGCTTTTACATTAAAGATAGATATCTTTACGGCTTGGTTCGTATCAGTACCATGTCCTAAAGTGTGAAATCTAAATAGATTGTGTCTATCTCCAGATATAAGTTGTGATTTAATATATGGTGTTGTTGCTCTTTGCTCATTAAATGCAAAATCTTGGTCTGCTAAAGAAACGAACTCTACAGATGAACCACTAGCTGCGAAGAACCCTGCTTGGTCTGTTGCTGCTTTTTCGAAGTATTTGTATGCATATACATTTTTACCTCCTAGTGGTGATTCACCAAATACATCAGAAATATCACTACCAGATGATGGTATGATAGATGCTGATACAGATGTTCCTACTTCTGAACCACTTATATTAAATGTTGATGATGAGACTTGACACTCAATTGAGTTACTTGCTACAGGGAATCCAGTATCTTCTGTTCCATTTTCAGTTGCATGTAGAACTCCTACTAATTGTCTAGCTCCAGCACTTCCTGATACTCCTCCAGCATGTTTTGAACCAGATACTACAATTCCGATTGGGTCTACTTGAGTATATCCTCCAACGTGACCAGTTTTCACAATTGTTACTGTTCCTGCTTCTCTTAAATAATTTTGTACGGTATATCCTGTATAGTAAGTTCCATCAGGTGTACCGAATATTTCTTCAAATTCTGATTGGGTATTTACGATGGTTGGTACATATGCAGGTCCTTTATGGAAAGGTCCTATAACAACTGCACCAATTTCACCAATTCCTTGGGAAATGAATGATAAGTCATTCTCTCTTGTAAATACTCCCGGTGATACGATTTTTTCTGCCATTTTTTTTTCTCCTTTAGTGATAATGTAATATTATACACATATAAGTATTAGTTAATAATTCAAAAAGATAATTATTTCTTTTCATTTGGTATAAAAGTTCCACTCACTGGGTCAAAAGTTCCATCCCCATACTTTGTGTTTAACTTTTCATACAACTCTTTTTCTTTCGAAACCAATGCATCATGCTTCTCTTCAATCTGCTCTTCTCTTATATCAAGCCCTTCATTAACATTTCTTCTTTCGATATGTAATTGACCCAAACTAAAAAATATTTGAGAGGCCTCTGTTCTTATATTTTGGATAGAATCCAATTCTTCTTGTGTAAACTTAACTTCGTCTGTTTTCTTTGCCATAATTCTTTATTAATGTAACATTATTTGTTGTATATATAAATATCATATTTTTTACAAAACATAATTTTTATTATGCGCCTGGTGTAAATGTTAAAGTTCCGTATGTTCCCGGCAACCCTTGGTCAATTGCTTGTACTCTAAAATAATACTCAGTTCCATTATTTAAAGTAACTATAGATGGTACAGCTATTGTAGTAGTACTCCATTGATTTTGAACTGCTACCTGTCCAGCTGCCCCAAATCCACTATTGGTATTTATCTCCCAATTATATGCTGTAATTCCAGTAGTACCTACTGAAGATGGAGCTGTCCAACTTAATGTTTTAGTACTATTGTTCCATGCTATATCAGTTGGTACATCAGGTGCAGCTAAATCTGTATGTGAATTTCCTCCTTTATTGTGAGTTACATATCCATTTACTAAATATGTATCTTGTGCTTCTACATCTAAAGAAACTATTTCTACATCAGCTGCTTCAATTATAATTGATACTATTTCAACTTCGGTTAATACCGAATCTACTTCTTTTATGAGTTTATCACCAATTTCTAATCTTACTAATTCTTTAAATTTATATTTTCCAGATGATGTATCTTTTACTAACATTGGGTGTTCTGATGTACCCTTTATTTCACCATCATTTATATTATATATCTTATTACTGAATGAATATGTTACATTCACTACAGTTACATTTTTTTGAGTTTCTCCCAATGAATCAGATTCCCACTCTAAGAAGTTACTATCAGAATCTTCCGATAATCCACTTAGTGAGTATCCACTCAACACATCACCAGCACTTAAATCACCAACTTCTACAATTGTTCCATCAGCTTTCATTATAGGTGAATCAGATACTAAACAAAGTGCAGCTGCGTTACCATCATAAGAATCTACCGAATATATTGTTTTTGTCATTTCAACGTTATATCCACCTGCTACATCAATATGGTCATTATATCCATCTGCAAATGTTACTCCTAATGTATGAGCAGTAGCTCCTATTAATACTCCTGAATTTGCCATATCTCCAGCAGTTAGTGTTATTGAACCACTACCAGCAGCTGCTTGTGAATAAGATGCTGATGAAAATAGTGAAGTTCCTCCACCATTTTTTGTTACGGACCAATCAAAGTTTTTCTTTTGTTGGGATATTTTTTCAAATCTACCACCAGGATTAGTAAATCCTAATACATAATCTTCAGCAGTACTTTCAACAACATATGTAAATCCACTAAGTGAACCAACTGAATCAATAGCAAAAGCTGACATTGAAATGGGAGTTGCCGTACTACCAGCACAACTACCTAAAGATTTGGTACTTTCATCTGTAGCTGCTGCTAAATTATTTAAACTTAGTGTATTTCCACTATTAACTGTTGCCATATTATATCCCTATATGTTATAAATATCTAATAATGAATTAATCCATTGTTTTTTATCTGAATAATTAGTAACCATATAGTTTTTTAGTTTTTTAAACCAATTACACTTTACCTCATATGATTCACTTACAATGTGATTATAAATATCATTAAATTGTTTTTTATTTGAAACTCTGTATGGATATTCGAAATCTTTACACCAAGTTTCATGTAAAATTGGTAGTTTTCCTCTATCTACTGATTCAAATATTCCATAACCAAATGGTTCTGAAGTGAATGCTGAATGGGATATTCCCCAATTCATATTATAAAACTTATCTTTAAAGTTACCATAGTAATGATAAATCCTTGCTTTATCATAATTTAACTTAACTGCATTTTTCCAAAAAGCGTTAAACTCAAAAGAATTAGTAAAAATAAAACATTTTAGATTTTCTAAGTAATGTGGGTTTTTTCTTCCCTCACATCTAGCAGCATATCCTAATCCATTTGATTTACTCAAAGGTAAATTATGTTTAAATTCATAATAATTAGGTATTTTCTTATTTTTAATTAAAATATCAAATAAACCAACCCATATAGAATGAGTTGCCCAATCGTTTACGTCTTTTTCCCACTTTGAATCTAACCAAGGATGCCAACCTACTCCTGCATCTGTACCTACTTGTGATTTCAAAATATGGTCTACTGAGTTATGTAATACATTAGAATGTATTTTATTTTTATTGTTTACTATAGCTTTCATTGGAGTATAATGTCCATGTAATATATTGATTCTTCTAGCTCCATCACAAATTCTTTCAAATTCACCAACATTATCTCCCTGCCAATGAGTTTCTATTGGAAATTCAAAATCCTCAAATCCGTTGGGTTTTGTTCTATGAATCAGTAAAACTGGTCTTACTTTTAAATGTGGTACTATATTTTCTAAGAAATCATTTACCCACATATCAGTTCCAGCGTTGACCCAAGGACCACCACCAGTTGTGTAATAAACATCGTACATTTATTTGATTTTTGATTCTAACTCTTCTACTCTTTTAAGAAGTTCTTTATTTGATTCTATAAGTAGAGCTACTATCTTTTCGTATTTTACGGCTTTGTATCCGTTATCTCTTGTTTCTACAATCTCTGGTAAAACTTTTTCTACCTCTTGTGCAATTACACCGATATCTTTTTTACCTTTGAATACTTCGTGCTTATCATTCCATACGAATGTGTTACCACTTAGTAATTTAATTTTTTCATTTGGATTCTCAATTGGTGTGATTAAATCCTTATATCTCTCATCTGAAGAAGCGTATGCTACAACATCTTCACCAACATTAAGTGTTTTTGCGATACCAACACCACCATCTACTAGAAGTGCACCAGTCGTTTTACTTGTTGATTGAGTTGATGCATCAACAGTCACTACACCTGCATTACTAATTTTTAAAAACGCATTACCTGATTCTGCAGCTTCGGTGTTTATAGATGTTCCCGTAGCTCTACCAATTTGCCATGTATCAGCATCTTGGTATTGAGTTCCCATATAAAAAGTAGAATCATCACCCTCATTAAACATAAATACACCCTGACCTCTAGCCTCTGGAGTATCTGAAGTTGAACTTTTAAGAGCAATAGCACCTTGTGTATGGCTAGTACCTGAACCTACAATAGTAAGACCTATGTGTGTACCATTGGTTACTGATACGGGACTACTAAATGTTTTAGCTCCACTAAATGTTTGTGTTCCACTTAGGTGTGCTGTATCTGAATCTAAGTAAGCCGATGCGATTGCAGTACCATTCCAAGTACCAGCAGCTATTGTTCCTGCATCTGTAATACCAGCACTAAATGTTTTTGCTCCACTAAATGTTTGTGTACCACTCAAATGTGCCGTATCTGCATCTAAGTAAGCTGATGCTATTACATCTGCGTTCCACGTTCCCTCACTAATAGTTCCAGCTTCTGCTATACCACCATGAAAAGTAGCAGCACCTGCTTCAGACATATTTAATGTAAGAGCTGATATAGTAGAACTATTATCAACTCCTTTGAATATAATATCTTTATCACTGGTAGCAGATTTTATTACAAAATTAGAACTATCTCTTTTAAATCTACCAAATTCAGTTCCACCATCTTTTAATATGATATCTGTAGCATCTGCATCGAAAATGATATCTCCAGCTGAATCTAAAGTTATATCTAAATCACTACTAATTGTAGCGTTATCAATTGTTATATTATCGGTTTGTAAACTTCCTGTAATTGTAATCGAACCCGTTGTTATGGAATCGGTAGTTAGAATTTGTTCTATAGTAGCAGAGCCATCGTTCTTTTCAAAGAATATTCTACCATCAAATGTGTTGATAGCAATTTCCCCTAAAGCAAGTTGTGAAGTAGTGGGGATTTTACCCTCAGTTGATGAACGTTTTAACTTTATTGTCTGTGCCATAATAAACTAAAATTCTATTTAGATTTTAGCTCCTCAATTTCTTTTTTCAATTCTTTAATTGATTCAATCAGTAAAGGAACAATTTTATCATATTTTACTGCAAGGTATCCATTATCTCTTGTATCTACAAGTTCTGGCATCACATCTTTGATTTCCTGAGCGATTACCCCATAATCCTTACCTTTATAAGTATTTTGTTTTTCTTCGTTCCAATCGAAAGTGTTACCACTTATTTTAGAAACTTTATCTAAAGCTCCTTCGATTGGTTTAATATTATCTTTTAATCTTTTATCGGATGATGCGAATGCTATCACATCACCACCTACATTTAATGTATTATTTATACCAACACCACCACCAACAACCAATGCTCCAGTAGTTTTAGATGTTGAATCAGTTGCATTTGAGAATGTGGTTGCAACATCTGTTGTAGCTCCTGCGGTTGTTACTTGCTGAAGTGTATCTCCAATACTTGATGATACAAATCCCAATGCGGTAATCTGAGCCGAACCACTTATTACATTACCTTTTAAATTTGCTGATATACTACCATCGTTAATAATCATATCAACTTGATTAGTATCAGTTGATGCTGAAACTATATTATTATTTATTCCACTTAACGCAGAATAATCTACTTGAGATGAGCCCGATACTACTCCGTTTGTTGAAGCAATAGAACCTGTGATTGAAGTTGCAATAACACTACCTTGAGCATCAATATGACCTGAAGCTATTAAAGTAGTACCATTCCATGTTAGGTCACCAGAATCTACTAATTCTCCACCTCCACCTACAAATACTACTCTACCACTTGTTAAATCAGTTACAGTAAGAGATGCGATTTTTGCATCATCTGATACACTTAAATCAGCGAATGAACCACTGGTTGTAGCACTTATTTCTCCTGTAACTGCTAAACCTAAACCATTCCATCTTAAATTCCCATCACCTTCTAATTCTCCATTTGGTCCAACAAATACTACATCATTATCACCTAAATCGGTTACTTTAAGAGCTTTAAATGAACCACTTACTCCAGCAAAATCACCAGTTGTTTCTAAAGTTCCACTTACTATCAAACTTCCACTAACATCTAATACTGCATTAGGGATTGTATGATTACTACCAATCGCTACTCTTTCATTGTTATCAATGTGAATAGCCATTTGGTTATGAGTATTACTTTGACCTAAACCAACAGTATCACTACTTCCTATATAAGATAATCTAGCTCCTTCTCCATCTACATCTTTTAGAACTATCTTAGCGGCTGCATCTGTTGAAATGAAAGTTGCTAATACATTTTCACTACTTGTTACATTTAATTGTTCAGCTCTTACTACACCATCTACAGTTAGATTATCAGCTACATTTACATTTTTAAATGAACCACTTAATGAACCACTTAAATCACCTTCAATGTTTTGATTTCCATTAACGTATAGAGTGGTCTCATCAAATGTAAGTCTTGATGAATCTTGTAATTCACCACCACCACCAGCAAGTACAATTCTATTATCAGTTAAATCAGTTACAGTTAAAGATGCTATACTTGCATCATCAGTAATAATTAAATCAGAGAATGAAGCTGACTTTGAACCACTAAGATTGTGTGTTATTTGTTGTTCACCAGTTACCCTTAGAACTGAACCATCAAATGTTAAGTTTGCTGATGAATCTACTCCATGTGTAGCTGTAAATGTTGTGATTTGGTTATTTACACCACTACCACTAATTATAGAATCACCATTATTTAATAATAGAGTTTGTTCTGAACCACTTTGCCCAGCAATCCATCTATCAGTTGTTCCATTCCAAAGGATTGAACCTGATAATACATTTGGTGCAGTTACATCATTAGCGTAAAGTCCAGCTAATACAGATGAACCTCCATAGTTAATGTTTATAATATTATCTGCTACATCTAATGTAGCTGTGTTTGTAAATGTTCTAGTTCCATTCACTGTTAAGTCACCAGTAATAATTGTATTATCATCAATGGTAACAGTACCTCCAGCTGAATCTATAGTTAGATTTCCACTATCGGTATCAATTTCGTTATCACCCGTAATACCAACATTGATATTACCAGCATTTAAACCTGTTGTTGTTATATCAGCACTTGCGGATATTGTTGAGGAAGCAGTTACTGCTCCAACTAAAGTAGAAGCTTCACTAGCTTTAAAGTATCCATCTATTTGTACATCTGGGTCTGATTCAGAACCACCAGTTTGTGAAAATAATACATCTCTATTTGTATCTACTGCAATTACATCAGTTCCATCTTCTTGTATCTTTACACCTGCCTTACCATCAATTGTAACATTTCCACTATTTGTGGATGTTACTTCTACTCCAGTGTGACCATCTACTGAGATTGAACCAGCTTCTGAATCTATTGAAATATTTCCAACAGATGTGTTTATGTTCGTTGCTCCATCTACATCAATAGATAAAGTAGATGTACCATCTATTTTTATTGCTTGAGTAACATCTATATCTAATTCAAGAGCTCGTACATCTAACTCAGCGCTGGTATCTATAGTCATAGTACTAGCATCTATATCAATTGGCTTATCTGTAGTTGTACCAATGTTTATTCCTGTTTCAGAATCTATACTTAAAGCGCCTGATGAAGAAATAGCGGTTGTACTTTCACCATTTATTGTGATTGCTCCACTTGAATCTATATCTAAAGTTGATGAATCAATATCAATCGCTACATCCGTTTCTGCGCCAATTTGAATACCAGCACTACCATCTATATTAATTTTACCACCATCAGCATCAATATCAATTGCTCCAGCTGATTGTAAAGTCATATCACCACTTGTGGTATTATTAATTGTAAGGTTACCACTATCAATTGTAAAGTTTGAGTTACCAACACCATCTAATGAAATTGTTGATGTTGAATCTACAGTTACTGCTCCACTAGCATCTACATCAAATGTACTTGCATCTATATCAATTGGTTTATCTTTATCTGTACCGATAGAAATCGATGTATCTGAATCTAATGTTAATGCTCCAGCAGCGTTTACATCAAATACACCACTACCACTAATAGTGATTGCACCACTTGCATCTATATCTAAAGTTGATGAATCTACATCGATTGGTTTATCGGTTGTAGTACCGATATTAATTCCTGTTTCGGAGTCAATACTCAATGCACCTGATGATGAAATTGAAGTAGTTGATTCTCCGTTAATTGTTATTGCTCCACTAGCATCTACATCTAAAGTAGCTGATGATGATAAATGTAGGTATCCACTAGCTCCTATATTTAAAGTAGAAACTTCAACATCCATTGGAGAATCCCCAACGTGCCCAATATTAAATCGAGTTGCATCTAAAGTTAAAGTTGAACTAGCATCTACATCAAAGGTAGTAGCATCTATATTGATTGGTACGTCTTGTGCAGTACCTATTGTAATCGAGTTTGTAGAATCCAAACTTAGTACTCCACCAGCATCTACATCGAATCTACTAGCTGCATTTAAATCAATAAATGAATCTGAATCGAAATCAAAATGACCTCCACTAGCGGATATTGCTCCACTAATGTATAAATCATTCCATCGTTGTGCATCTGAACCTAAGTTGAAACTATTGTTTGAATCGGGAATTATTGAAGAGCTGATATCTGCTTTGAATACTATGTTATCATCTGATGCATCACCGAAGTCTAATCCACTTCCTCCCATAGTGATGTTACCACGTATTGTAGCGTTACCATCTAATAATAAATTCGAGCCACTAAAATCACCAGTTGTGTGAATTGAACCCGTATTTATTTTATCTACTAAAGCTAGTCTATACGTCCTACTATCCGAACCACTTATTACTAAAGTATTCGAAGGTGTGTGAAATATTGGTTCAGCGTATGCTAACGAACCCGTTTCACTATCTAATCCTTGTTTGAATATTAATATCGCCATCTAATCTGAAACCCCTATAAGTTGTTATAGTAATAAATATACCATTTATAAATTAACCAAAAAAAATCCCCTATATAAATAGGGGACTCTTTAGTTATTAAGTAAATTTCAAGAACTTAATTAAAATTCTCCTCCATCTAACGTTAACGTTAGTGCTGAAATATCAGTTGAAGATGTTAATTGTTTTGAACCATTAGTTACTACTAATTGAGAAGCAGTTAATCCACTAACTATTACATCATTTGAAATTGTTAATGTTGTACCACTTTCTGAAAGTATGGAATCAGTAATTACACCATCTGCTGAGAATTTAGTTATCTTACCAGCGGTATCAGTACCATTACCTACAATTACTCTTCCTTCTGAACCTAATGCTCCAGCAATCCAATAATCTGCAGATGCATCCCATAGTAAAGAACCACTTACGTTAGCTCCACCAACTGCATCTTTTACTAAGATACCAGCATCAGCGGCTGTTCCAGCGTAGTTCAATTCTAAGATATTATCTCCAATGTTTACAGTTGTAGAATCAACAGTTGTAGTTGTTCCATTTACCTGTAAATCACCAGTTACTGTCACACTACCACCAAATGTCATCTTATCATCTGTTTGAGTACCAATTTGTTTATCTCCACCTAAATCAGAGTTTAATAAATTAATAATCTCAATTGCTGTTTGGTCAGCGGTTGCACTAGCTTCAATACCATCTAATTTATCGTGATGAGTAGTACTCATTAAACCAGCAATACTATCAGATGCTTCAGCAACTACGATATTCGTACCTGTTGAAGATTCTATTGTAAGTTGAGCTGCTGCCGTTGTTTGTGAAAGGTTAGTAGCAACATTTACTTCTGCACCAGTCGCTATACCATCTAATTTATCGTGGTGAGTTGTACTCATTAAACCAGCGATTGTAGCGGATGCTTCAGCGATTACAACGTTATTACCTGTTGATGAATTAATTGTAAGTTGAGCTGCTGCTGTTGTTCCTGATAAATCAGTAGCAACGTTTGCTGCTGCTCCATCTGCAACGTTTAACATTGTTCTAAGGTTAGCTGGTGTTATTTCTTCAATTACACCTGCACCTGATGAATCTCTACCTAAGATTCTGTTAGTTGCCGATACATTTTGGATTTTAGCGTATGTTACACCATCATCTTTAATTCTTACTGTATCTGAATTGATTTCAATTGTTGAATCATCAACATTTACATTGATTGCTCCACCTGCAGGTGCAACTAAACCACTACCAGCTAATGAACCTGAATCTACACCAACTACAACAGTACCTGATGTTCCACCTTGTGTAATACCCGAACCAGCAGTTACACCTTCGATATCACCACTTGAGAATGATAATGCACCTTGCATATAAGTTGCCAATCTACTCATTGTAGCTTTTCTGTTAGTACCACCTGCTCCATTATCAACAATCATTAAATCAGCATCTACTAGCGCTTCACCGATATCAGTACCGCCATCTATTTCTAATGCTGATAAAGCAACTTTACCTGCAGTAGTTAATTGACTTAATTTAGAATCTCCAATTGAACCAGCTAATTTTGAAGCTCCAATTGAACCAGCAAGCATATCGTTATCAATACCACCATCTTTTACTTGTAGTGCATTAGAACCATTTACTTCAATAGATGAATCATCTACGTTAACATCTAATTCTTCATTTGTGTTATCAGCAACTATACCTACACCAGCCATAGCATCTACATCAATATCTAATGTTACTGAAGAATCTCCACTTTGGTTAGTAGTAAATGTACCACCAGTTTTTAAACCATCACCAGCGGTAATAGTTAAAGTTGAATCATTGATACCTGCTAATGCTGATACCTGTGAAGATGAAGATACAATACCTGAACCTTTGAAATCAATCTGTCCATGTGCTAATTCTACATCTGTGTTACCTCCGTGCCCTAAAATTGTTAATTTTTTTGCATCGGTTTCGTAGTACGGAATACCATCGACTGAGTGGTCAAAATCACTCGTTGTTACGTCTAAGGTTGCCGAACCTGTTAATATTTTGTTCGAGGGAGTTAATACGTTTCCTTCAACTCCGACAAACAGTAAACCCTCTTGGTGTACCGATAAGTCAGAACCCGAAGCGATGATTAACTCACCATTAATCGGGGTTATGTCTTTAATACTCTCGAGTTTACCTCTTCTATGTTTAATAGTTTGAGCCATAATTTTTCTTTTGTTTTCTCGTTTTGTTAATTAAAAATAATATAACCAATTTATTAGAGTATATACCCCGATTAAATCCTATATAGGATTATTCTTTTATAAATATATGATGATTAAACTTCACCACCATCTAAATTTGTTTTTTGTACACCAGCCGTAAAATGTGCTGAACCTGTATCTACTGTAACTCCTCCTACTAAAGAAATTCCCTTTCCTGCATCCACTTCTAAAGTAGCGTTACCACTTGAAGCTCCACCAGTTAAACCATCTCCTGCAAATACTGCTGTAATATCACCACTACCACCACCTCCACCACCAGAACCCGTCAATTCTGATAAATCAACAGACATTGATATTTGGTCTGAACCACTAAGTTCTTGTCCAAAGAAAGTTAGATGTGCCGTTGAACTATTATAAGATGCCGATACAAATGAACCAGTTATATAACTAAATGGTTTAAATGCTACAGTATCTGCGAAGGTATCAATATAATTTGCAGGTGTAACAGTTGCTTGAAATAAAGAACCACTATCCTCTACCCAAAGTATTTGTTTATCCGAAAAATAATTAACGGATGTTGCGTTCATTACAGATGCAGATACATAGGTTTTAAAAGCACCTTTGATTCTTTCAACATCTGCTAATACGACGTTTGAACCAGTTGCTAAATCTGTTAATTGTACTCTTGAACTAAACGATGGCATATTCTTTTTCCTTTTTTATATATATTACGATGGTAAAGAACCTGAACTTGCAATTATTCTCATTAATACTGTATTTGCTGCGTTGTGTCCTTTCCTACCTATTACAAAGTGTTTATCATATCCGTTAACCGAGCCCGATGTATCTAATAAATGTACTATCGAACTTTCTGCTCCCCAACTACCTCCATCTGCATTTATAGCCATAACATATTGTCCAGCGGTACTTCCACCGAATGAATCAGTCATCGATGTTGGTACTCCAATCATATCTGAACCTGATGGTGCTATTACTATGTATTGATTTGCTGCTCCACCCATTGAGAATGAACTAGCACTTAATATTGTATCTAAGTTTGAACCACTTAGTATTGCTACTCTCGTAGCTGTTCCTCCACCTGCTAAACTTAATGATGCATCTCCTAAAGATGAACTTATCAATCTCATTGGTGAAGTATCATTTGCGGAGAATCCAGTTACTTCAGGTGGTGTTGATGAATCTGTTGAACTAATTCCCATCACTGCTGAGTAATTTGAACTTAATCCACTATCAGAACCATAATCTGAACGATATACATAAGTTTTACCATAATCAGCTGATGTTGCTACAGTGAAACTTCTATCACTATAAGTTTGTGATTTACCAAATTGGTCTGTAATTGTTACACTATAAAAATATTCTCTAGCAGTTGCATTTTGTGTTAAATGCAATCCAATTGATGATGAATTAGCGTTTGAATAAACTAATTGTAAATCTGAACCACTTAGTGATGCACTAAATGGAGTATCCGATTCATCATCACTTACACTCATACTTACCATAGTTACACCACTCAATGCTAACTCTGTTTCGAACTTAGCTGATTGGTTTGTAAATGATATAGATGGTGCTTGGTTAGCTGCTACACTTGTAGTAAATGGTGTTTCCGTAGTTGTACCGAATGTATTGGTTGCTATTGAACTTCCACTTAGTAAATCTCCACTTGATGTTGTAGAACCACTTAAATTAGTTTTTATGGATAATCTACCATTTGAAGAATTTATATCAAATACTCCACTACCACTATTTAAAGTCCAAGTTACTGATTGATTTGCTGAAAATGCTGCTATTGTACCACTTCTACCATTTGAACTAACATAAACACTAGCACCACTTACCGCTGATTCGATAACATATGGAGTAGTCCAGTTATCAGATACTGTTGGTGCAGTATCATCTGTAATTGGAATTGTAATTACTGCTTCGTTAGATGCTGTATTATATGAATCTCTAATTCTCACTGTATATTGATATTCGTTGATTAAATCAGAATTTATATGTACACCATTTTTTCTTGTTACTTGCCCAGTTCCACTACATTGGAATGCATCGTTTGTTGGGTCAGTATGTGATGTACCTCCATATGATGCACTTGAAACATTAGCGTTATCTAATTCTAATTTATATAATGTAAAATCACTAAATGTTATTGTATCTCCTTCATTATCTGTAGCTGATATTGTTGCTACAGTTGCCCCATTTGAACTATTTTCACTAATTGATGATAGTGTTTGGTTATTAATAGTAGGGTGCACATTATCAGTTACACTTACAGATACAGGTAAAATTGATTGCCCCACTGTACCTTGTGATGCTGATAAGAAATGTTCATCAGATGCGGTTACTGAGAATGTATATAATGATTGAACTTCATAATCCAATGAACCTGTATTTTGTCTAATATCAAAGTAGTTTGAATAAATTGTAATATCAAAATGTTCGTTATCAATAGAACTTGATGTAATTGTTATTGAATCACTTTCATCATCTGTAAAGTAAACTCTTTTTACCAAAGAGTTATTAGATGAATTTTCATTGAAGCTTGAAGCTACTGATGTAATTTGAGTTCCCCCCGCTGAACCTTCTCTAAATTTAGGTGCGGTATTAGGTGTTACTCTAATATGAATTGTTTTGTTTGTTGTACCACTAAATGTATCTGTTGCCTTTATTAAGAATGGATGTGCTCCACCAGCGTAAACAGATGTATCTGTATTTAGTGATGATGTTGTTCTTGCTCTAGCGGTTATAACACCTGTTGATGGGTGTATTGCGAATTTGTCTGTGGAATATCCACTTTGAGTAGCGAATGTTATTGTTTGTCCTTCTGCATCTGTTGCTGATACAGTTCCGATAATTGAATTAGTATCTTCGTATTCATCAATACTAAATGATACCGAGTTTATTGCTGGTGCAGTATTTGGAAAAAATACTGATTCTACAAACTCCATTATAGAGCCACTTGTTCCGAAGTTGTTATTATAAACTCCACTTGGTAAATCTGTATTTGATACTACTCTATTTCCATCAAATGAAATTGAAGATGAAACCTGAGAACCACTTATGTATCCCAACCCTCCAATTTGACCTGCTCCACTAACTATTCCACTATCTAATCCACTTATATAAGAACCAGTTGCGGATGCTAATTGATTTATTCTTACATCTGTAGATGATGTATATGAATTTAAAGATGTTGTTGAATCAGAGGATGATATAAATCCTAAAGATGTTATCTGCCCAGAACCACTAATTGTTCCAGCTGGTACTGAAGAACTTGCTGATACAAATCCTAATGCTGTAATTTGTGCTGAACTACTTACTGTACCACTTGGTATTTCTGTTTTTGAACCACTTAATAATCCACTTGGAAGTGAAGTAATATATGATGAAGTTGCTGCACTTAATCCATCAACCTCTGTTTGTATGGAAGAAGTAAATGTATTAAGATGAGTTACATCTCCACCACCACCTCCACTATATGAACCTGTGTTTGATTCTATCTCTCCAACTCTTTGTTCTAATGAAGAAGTTGTAGAATGTATATTTGTAATATTAATATCATTTGATGCAGTATATGCATTTAATGAAGTATTTTCTGCAGATTCCGATATAAATCCAAAATCTGTAATTTGTTCTGAACTACTTAAAATACCACTTGGTACTGAAGTTAAATCAGTATAATCAACTGAACCACTTGATGTTAAATAAGATGAAGTAGCTGCGCTTATTCCATCAACCTCTGTTTGTATAGATGAGGTAAATGTATTTAATGAAGTTGTTGAGTCTGATGAAGAAATAAATCCTAAATCTGTTATTTGCTCTGAACCACTAATAGTTCCTGCTGGTGTACTATCTCCACTTTCAGAAACAAATCCTAAATCAGTAATTTGTCCTGAACCACTAATTAAACCACTTGGAATATTTGATAGGTTTACGTTCCAATTAGCACCACTACCACTTGCACTAATACCATCTATTCTTGTATCAAATGATGCTGAATCGGTATAGTAAGATGCGGTAAATGAATTTAAAGATTCATTTGAACCTCCACCTCCACCACTCTCACTTACAAATCCTAATGCTGTGATTTGTGCTGAACTACTTACTATATCAGTTCCATTTAAAGTTCTTATTACAGAACCACTTACTATATCAGTTCCACCCAATATTTGGATAGAAGCACTTACCAAGCCTTCTGGTGTATTTTGTAAACTATTATAATTTACTTGAGCTGAACTTGATATTACGGAATCACCACCTGGTCTTAAAACAGAACCACTTACTAAACCATCACCTAATTCATTACCATATCTAGCATCTAAATCAGTATATAGTTGAGATGAACCACTAACAAGACCGCTTGGAAATTGTTCTGATGAACTTATTAATCCAGTTGGTAATTGTTGTGAACCTGAGAATATTCCTCTACCTGTTGATTCTACACCTGATAGTAAAGAACCATCTCCTTTGAATGTTGTAGCTTGGATATCTCCACTTGCCGTTACCGAACCCTGAACTTCTAATGAACCAGTATGTTGAAATGAACCACTAACTTGAAAATCTCCACTAACGGCGGATGCGGTTACTGTTCCTTGTATTTGTTTACTTTTAATTAGTGTTGCCATATTATCTACTCACTATTTTTCCTCTTATTTGAAAATCATCAGCTACAATATCTCCCGGTTCAAAAGATATAGCTTGATTAAAAGTAACCTTAATATTATTTCCATCCTCTACAATTGTATATGCGGATGCCTTTTGCTTTATTGTTTGTAAATAAATATCAACGTAGTCAGAAGAAACATCAACTTTAACCTCTTCATATGTAAATTTTTTATTTAATAGTGTTAATGTGAATAAAGTACCACTTAAACTAAGTGAATCTGGTGTATGTGATGATACAAAAGAATCGCTAAAAACGTTCAATACTAAATCATTAAATGCCCCCTTATCATTGTGAGGTGTTATAATATTTGGTTTTTTTCTACTCATATTCTATCTATATCACCTTCGATTGTTATCACATCACTTCCAACTAATACATAGGGAAAATTTGCTTTTTTAAAATTAATTATAAAATCATTATTTTTTTGTTCAAATATGTAATCGTTTTCAATAATAAATTGTCCATTTATAAATACATCAAATTTAGAATGGTCTTGTCTCAAATCCTCAAATCTTTTATCAAAATTTCTTAGTTTACAATTACTAGCTTTCCATATGTAATATAAATTATTAGTAGATAAATTGACCTCTTCTAATTGTACTTCATTAGGAGCGTTTAGTTGTGAAATTATATCTTTAATTTGTTTTAGACTCATAACTCTATATATTTTCCAGTTATACCAATCTCATCACTCCCAGTCAATATATAACCAAGTGATGAAGTTGTTGCTATTAAATCATCAGGATATGTTCCACCTTCTGATAGTGAACCTGTTGTAACTGTAAACTCCACTGCATTAGCTGAACTACTCACAGCGAAAGTATATTTTTTATTATCAATCAATAATCCGTTTATATAAATTCTAAAGTACTCATCTGTATTGAAACTATCAACCAATGCTGGAGGTAATTTTGGTACTTCCACATTTTCTAATCTAAAGGTATCTGCATCTACAAAACTTCCTGTCCCAGAACCTCTCATTCCTAAGAAATCTAAAACATCACCATACTGATTAACGCTTGATTGTTTACTTAGAGTATTATTACCTCCCGTTAAATCAGCTTCAATACCAAAAGATACTCTTTTTGGAGTGTATTCTTTTGCAGTTGTTGGTCTATTATCAAACTCAGCTGGAAGTAAGTATGCGTTAACTGCCATAGTAAATGTAGTTCTAACTATACGTTCCGTTCCTTCACCTACTTCAGTTTGATTATCAAATGAATCGATTCTTACTCTAAATTTATATTTTTGTCTATCACCCCAATATTCATCTGTAGCATATTGAAAAGCTTCTACTATCTTATTCATATGTTCTGTAAAGTTTGACCAAATCATTACTTCATATGAAATTGTTACATAATCAGGAATAGATACATTAAATGCTTCTCTATTTGGATTAACTCCATTCATAATAGAAAATTTATCGTATTTCTGATTTTTATTATATTTTGTTAAGGTTGGATATGATACATTTCTATTCATAGTATTAGCAAAAGAATCATCTCTACTTATACTATTTCTTTTGTACATTACTAATGGTATTTGAATCTTCCCTCTAACATCTCTTATAAAACCATCTTTAGATGCAGCTTTCCATCTTTCTGGATTTCCGTATATAAGAGGTACTTTAACTTTAGTACCATTTTCTTCAACATCAGGAATTACAACATCAGTCATATATTCCATCATAGCATAATCTATATCATATAAAGTTATACCAACTTTATTTTCTTTTTTATGAGAAAATTGTTGTGCTCTATTTTTTGGTTTCTTTAACGGGTCGTTTGCCATTATGCTATTCTAGTTTCTAAATTTAATTGAGAACGTCTACTCATAAATGTTGAACAAATTATAGAGAATCTATTTCCACTTCTTCCACCAATCATTTGGTCCTCTCTAACATTACTTATTTCAAAGTATGCCTCATTATGGAAAATTATATCTCCAATTTCAGGATATACATCTTTAGTTGATAAAGTGTGTCTGTTAAATCTGTATTCTACATTTTGAGCCGTATCCGGTCCAAATCCTTCATAGTTTGTAACTGAATCTTCTCTTTCAATAACTGCATTTATATTTACTCCTTGGTGGTAAGATTTAGCCAATGATTCTCCATACAGATTTGTTTTACTTTCACCAATTGAAAGTTTAAAAAACTGAATAGTTGTTTCAATTACATCATCTACTAACTCAGATGATATCTTCTCAAAAAAAGATATATCATTTGCTGTTAAAAACCTTGCCATAATTTATCCTATATAAATGTTTAATGGTATTTTAGATACTACCCTTTGTTGAGCATCCGCTTGGTCTGCTTCACTTGTATATCGTTCTTTATCCGAAATATCATTTAAATTATCTCTTAATTGTTCTATAAGAGTATCCTTTTCACTCTGTGCTTCAGCTCGTAAAGCAGCTCCATCTAAATTTACTTCTGAACCAGGAATTGGTACTGAAGAATATTTTTCTCTAATTGCTCCAAGTAACTCCTTAGCCAATGCTAATGCGTATTTTCTAATCCATTGTTTACCAACATCATTTATCCTACTATATACATGAAAATCATATTCAGTATTTGAATAATCTGCTATAACACCATCTGTTACTAATGTAGATGATGAATCAAATTCTTCTTTTACAATGTATTCAAACCATAGTTCATATTCATGCGTTGGATATGGAAATATTTTTAATTTATTATTTACAATATTAAATGAATGAGCTGATTTTCTAATTTGGTCATTAAATTCTATACCCTGTACTCTTAGTAAATCTTCATATACAGGCATCATTATAAATTGAGTACCTGGTGATAATCTACTCATACCCATATCATTCATTAGATTCATAGTTCCGTTCCCACTTACAGAATAAGGGTCATAGAATCTTTGCATCGCAGGAGCAGCTTCGTAATATACTTTAGTAATGTTTAATCGTTTTCCACTTTCAGATACATCACCAACTAAAGCTTGTAAATCATAATCTTGTGAACCACTACCAACTGTTATAGAACCTTTTTTAACATCAGTTCTACCACCAACATTAGCATATGTTCCATAAGCTTGTGATATATCTATTAGGTTTGATAAAGGATTACCTTTAATGTTTTTCTGAGTATAGTTAGAACCTGTTTCTTGTCCTTGAAGTGAGGTAAGGTTATTCTTTATTTGGAATTGATTTACTTGTGCTGAGTATTCGGATACCGATTCTTCAAAACAAGCATAAAAACTTAAATCAATTAGTTCAACATCAACGATTGGATACCCCAATCTTTTAGCACACCAAGATGCCACTTTCGGTCCATCAGTTTGAAACTGAGAATCCGTATCATATATTCCAAATGGTGTTGAACCCGATATTACGTTTTCAACAGAACCTGTCCAAAAATTACTCATATTAATCTCCTATAATAGTTTACCTCCTATATAAATATCAATTTATTTTGAATTGGAAAAAAAGACACAAAAAAAGGGGAAACTTTCGTTCCCCCTTAATTTATTTAAGATTTAATCGTTATTAAATAGCGTTTAAGTCTTTTACATAGATTTTACCATAGAATTCTGGTCTTACCATTTTCTTAGCGTATCTAGTCATTACACCTCTTCGAGGAGTAAAGTTCGCTGGGTCATATACCAACGGTGTCATAATTAGCGGTACATATGGTGCGTAAACTGCTCCACTTTCAAGGAAATTACTTCCTTTAAAGCCCATTAAGATTTCGTTAGAAGTCATATATGGGTTTTTGTACACTGTGTATCTGTTAGATAATGCTCCAACTGCACTTACACCAGCTGCAAACTCCATAGAGTCTTTACCAGCGTTTACAGAGAAACCAGGAATTGATTCTAAGATAGTACATACGTCAGGACTAGCCACAACGAAATTAGCACCACCTCTAAGAGTCAATGCATGAATCTTATTAGATACTTTGTTTAATTTAACACCTAAAGTAGCGAACCAGTTATTTTTCTGATATGCTACAGATGAATTTGGTGCAGTCCAACCTGTTCCATCCCACTCTTGTCCGATAGTAACTGACCATTTTTCTTCAGTTAAAGCGTTAGCTTTTAACATATCTAAGATTTCTAAGTCAATCTCTAATGAGATGTACTCAGATAACATAGAAGTTAATTCAGCTTCAGCGTCAATTGAATGGTAAGCGTTAAGGTCTTGAGCAAGTTCAGGAGTCCATACTGCCTTCAACTTTCTAGTCTTAGCAACGATAGCCTCTGATTTCAACTCTAGGTCGATTTCAGGAATATCAAGTACAGTTCCACTTGAATCAGGTGTGTTTAATACAGGACTCTTATCTTCAAAGTCACCTCTGTTCTCAGCAGCAGGTACGTTAGCGAAGTTTACTGATACTGCATCTAATCCAGCATCAGAAGATGCAGATACGATAAATACAGCGTTAGCTCCAGCTACGTGTGCAAACTCACCAATTGTTTCTTTGATGTTTCCACCAACTTCATCACCAACAGTAAATGCTTTAATCGCATCTTTGTCGATAGTTGAAGAAATATTAGCGTGAGGAATAGTAATCTTAATCAGTTCATTAGCTGCTAAAGAAGCAGTATATCTACTGTCATGATTAAGGTCTACCATACTTGCAGTTGCAACAGTTGTGTTTCCACTTGCTACGTCTACTGATTGGTCATTTAGCGTATAGCCAAATCTACCAGCTCCATACAAACCATTTTTAGCAACGTTAGTTGAACCTAAGTCCGAACCATCACCACCAAAGATAGATGAGTTTTGATAAGGTTGTTGTGAACCTGTACCAAACTGAGCGTTATTGTATTTAAAGTCTAAGTAAAATATTAGACCTGATGGTAAGTTCATTGGTTGAACAGAAACGAAATTCTTCGCACTGATTTCACCAAAGATTCTTCTTACCAATGGTAAAGCTACACCATTCCACTCTTCATTTCCTGAAGTAGTTGAAGTAGCGTTTGCTTCATCAAGCAATTGTTTTGCTTGGTTTTCTAAAAGAACACTCATCTGAGATTGTTCTCTTTCGTTTAAACCTTCTAGAAGTCCAGTTTGTTCCCATTTGTTTTTCAAACCACGAGTTTGCTCAAGCATTACTGCTTGTGGGTTCTTTCCTTCCATAAGTTTAGATAAATCAAAATTTGCCATTTTTTCTCTCCTTATTAGATTAATTAATTATTTAATGTTTGCTAACTTTTTAAATCTGTTAGCTACTTCGTTACTTTCAGAAATAATTTCTTTCTTTGGAGCAGTTGACTTAGTTACTTTAGACGCAATGCCTTCTGTAATTTTAGTTTTCTTTTTTGTGTCTCCACCGAATTTCATCGATTCTGCTAATGTAGCGAATACTAGTTTTACTTCTCTTACAGATTTTGTTCTGTCAAGAGTTTCAACAACTTTTACTTTTTGGTCATTATTCAATGCGTAAGAACGGAATAATTTGTTCGCATAAAGTAATTTTGCGTTAAGAAGATTTACTTCATTGATTGTACCTTGTAATTCTTTGATAGTAGCGTATGCTTCTTCAAGTTCTTTCGCAGTTTCATCAACTTTGTTTTCTTCTACTTCCTTAGATTCTTCTACTTCATCAGATTCTTCATCCTCACCGTAGCCCATCTCTTTTAAGATTTCATCCAAGTCAATATCATCATCTTCTTCTTCAGCTTCTTCTTCTTCCATTTCCTCTTCTTCAGATTCTTCTTCAGATACTTCTTCATCAGATTCTTCATCTTCTTCGTAAGTTTCTTCCATTTCTTCTTCATCAGATTCTTCTTCTGATAGTTCAGCTTCTAATTCTTTGATAATAGATTCTAAGTCTAGTTCTTCATCCATGTCATCTTCATCAGATTCCATTTCGTCTTTACCATGCATTTCATCCATATCATCATCACCTTCTTCATCTTCTGTTTCAGTTACAGTAATCGTAGTTGCTTCTTCAACTTCTTCAGCTTCTTCATTAACTTCAGCTTCCTCAGATACTTCTTCAGTTTTTTCAGATACTTCTTCAGTTTCCTCTTTAACTTCTTCAGCTTCTTCGTTTACTTCAGTTTCTTCAGTTACTTCTTCAGTAGCTTCTTCAACTTTTTCTTCAGTTACTTCTTCTACGTTTTCCTCTACTTCTTCCTCATCTTCTTCTTCATTCATTTCTGCTTGAAGTTTCTGAGATAGAATAGATTGTAAACGTGGAGTAAATGCTTCTTCTAATGCTATCTTAGCGTTAGCGATTGCAGTTTCTTTCACAGCTTTTGCGTCAGCGATGGCTTCTTTTAATAATTTAGAATTTGCCATAATTGCCTTCCTTTTTGTTTTCCTGAAAATATTTGGATTCTCAATAGAGTTAGGTCGGTTGTTCGGTTACCACTTAAAAAAGGGTATTCATTAACCAACTAAAATATAAAACACACATAGATTAGTGTGTTACTTAGTATAAGTATCATAATAGTGAAGAAAACGAAAATTATTTCCTTCTACTACCTTTTTTCTTTTTCTTTTGGAATATTCTGATTGAAGTATCCCCACCCTCTATCTTCTCCAATAGAGTTAATTTGTTCTGAGCTCTTACTGCTAATTGCTTCTCTCTTCTACGAACTGTGGTTGGTTTTGTATAGGTTTGTTTTTCTCTAAGTAAATGAAGATGTCCTGAATCTTCCATTCTTCTTTTAAACAACCTTAATGCTTTTTGTATGTTCCCTTTCTGAACTTTTACCGAAACCTGTTTTTTATTAGCCACTCTCCTTTATTTAATTTTTTTCAAGATAGGTTCTATATTTAATGCGATTGCGTATTGGTCAAGATGTCTGTAATCAATAGGTACAAAATTTTGTTTTGTTTTCTTTGATGCAAATTCTGCTAGTTGTTTACAGATATCATCTTTTGATATACTACCCAAAGTATCAATCTTATCTAAATCTTTTGAACTCTTT